GTAAAAGAAACAAATGATATATCGCCAGCTAAAGAATATATACAACAACAATTCAAAATGCAGTTAAACGATGTTTTAAAGAACATAGAGTTGATGTTGACCGAGAAAAACCGCAAGTATGGCAATAGTGCTTTGGAACCTATTAGAGTATTTAGCAAAGCGGATAAAATTGAGCAGATTAAAGTTAGAATTGACGATAAAATCAACAGATTAAAAAATCAACAAAGTGATGATGATGAAAATAGTGTTGATGATTTGATTGGATATTTAATATTATTAAAAATGGCAAAAATTGAGGAGCAAATATGGAATTAAAAGAAATATTAGAAGTAGTTAAAAGTAAATATCCAAATGCGATTTGTGAAGATAAATCAGTAATACATTTAAATTCAACCGATGATTATAACTATATAGATTTAGCACATCACGATTTGCCTTTGACTATATGGTATAAAAAAATAGATAAGGGCACTTTTTGTGAGGAAGCTGACGATATCATAGAGCTAAAAAACTATTTAGATGTTGAAATAACTTGGGAAGATTTATTAAAAGAATTTAAAGAATTTAGTATTTCATATTACGATAGTATGATTGAATGGCTTAATGTAAAAGGGCTCCGTTTTTATAAAGATGGAACAATAGAAATGCCAAATAATGTAATAGCGACTAATCGTTCTTATTGGCAAATATTCAATATAATAAAAAATTTAGTGGAGTAAAATAATATGTTAGAGAGTGAATTTATATTAGTTTCGGGTTGTATGCAATCAGGAAAATCAAAGTTTATAATAGAAAACTATGCTGATAAAGATATAGAATGTTTTAAGCCAGATGTAGATACAAGAGATGGAGCGGTGATTAAGTCAAGAGCTTATGAGAAAACTATACCTTGCACTATGATTTCAAGTTTACGAAAGGTGCAACCGAATAAACCTATTGTGATTTTAGATGAAATGCAATTCTTTAATGCAGAAGAATTAAAAGATTTTGTTGTTAAATGTAAAGCAGAGCATAGACAATTAGTAGCAGTTGGGCTTGATTTACTAGCAAACAAAAAAGAATGGGGAACTTATACCGCAGTAAAAGAATTATGTGATGTAGAGATTAAATTAAAAGCTAAGTGTAGTGTTTGTAAACAACCTGCTGGCTACACGGCATTGATTAGCGGAGATAAACACAAAGCTATTCAAATTGAGGGCGAAGCTAAATATAGTCCTAGATGTTTAAACCATTGGGAGTAAAAAATGAGAATAAAAAGACTTTATAAAAAAATAACATGGCAAGAGTTGGAAGCTTTGGAGTTATTAATTAAGCTATTTAATGAAGTTGAAAAAACTGGTTTAGGAATTTCATATGAAAAAATAATGGTTCAATCTAATAAAGTAAATGATAAATTTGAGAATAAGATTGCGGAATTAATACTTTTAAAAAAAATAATCAGCACATTAGAAGAAAACATAAAACAAGCTGATTTTAATATAAATTACTTAAATATGTTTTTAGAATATGTGGTAATGGATAAAAGCATAAAGCAGTTAGAAAAAGAATACGATGTAAAGAATATAAAAGATATAATAATTTTATTCACGCAAACTATTGCTATAATAATAAATACATTATCAAGGTAATATATGGAATTTTCAAAAGAACAAAAGCTAAGAATTACAAGATGGTATATATACATGGCAGATTATGAATGTTCAACTAAATTAATAGTAAAGATGGAAAAAGAAGCAATAAAAGAATATTTAAATATGTGCGAAAAGCGAAGTCTTGACCCTAAGAAAATTGATTACAATATTAAGAAAATTAATAAAAGACTTCGTAGGATTTAAAAATAACTTGACATTTAGAAATAATAGTTTAATAATTAAAGAGCGAAGATAATTCGCTAATTTAAACAAAAAATAGATAGATAATAAATAATCTTAGAGAGCTAACCACTCTCTCTTTTTTTATATATAAAAATATTTAAAAAAATGCTTGACTTTTTTAGAAAAATAATGTAGTATAAATAATACGGAGTGATTGTGATTACTCACTCCGCCTTGTAATCACTTATTAATTAATAAAAGGTAAAAAATGAGAATATCAAAACGACTCCAAACAGGAGAAAAATTCGGTAGACTTACCGTAATTAAATTAGACCACATTCAAGAATATATAAGTCCAAATGATGTAATATCAAATAAAGAATATTATTTATGCAAATGCGATTGCGGTAATGAATGTATTATATTAAAAAAAAGTTTAAAATTAGGATACACAAAATCTTGTGGTTGTTTTCGAAAAGAAATAGCAAAAAAAGAAGCAGAAAAAATAAAACACGGATTAATAAAAACTAGGTTGTATAATATTTTTTCTTGTATAAAAACAAGATGTTATAATAAAAAACATAATTACTTTAATAATTACGGCGGTCGTGGTATTACAATATGTGATGAGTGGTTAAATAAAAAAAATGGTTTTATAACTTTCTATAACTGGGCTATGGATAATGGATATCAGGAAAATTTAACAATAGATAGAATAGATAATAATGGTAATTATAATCCCGATAATTGTAGATGGATAATACATAAGGAGCAATGTAGAAATCAAAGTAGTAATGTAAATATAACTTATAATGGAGAAACGCATTGTATTGCTGAATGGGCAGAAATATTAAATATAAAAAGTAGTTTTATTTATAATAGAATACATAAGAATTGGTCTATTGAAAAAATATTTGCTATACTAGTAAAAAAAATGTAATTTTTTACTTGACTTTTTTAGAATATGGTTATATTGTTATAATTAAGGTTTTTAGTAGAGATTATAATATATGAATACAATAAGATTATCAGATAACTATACTTATAAAATAACAAACTATATATTGTTTTATAAAATTAGTTGTAAAGATAGAAAAACTTATTATATTTCTATTTATGATTTTTTAAAAACTAAGAAAAAAACCACAGAAGATACTTATATATATAATTCATCCGAAAAAATATTTATAAATGCTATATGGAGAGCATATTTATTAAAATATTGCACGGCAAAAGGTATATATAGACAATAAATTAATAAAACAATCATATGAAAACTAAAAATAACAAACTAAGAGATTGCCCTGAAAGTTGGCAAAAGTTTTTAGATTTAATCAGTAGCGGAAACAGTGTTTACTTAGCATCAAAGACATTAGGAATATGTGAAGAAACATTTTATAATCTAATTGATAACGATGAAGAAAAAAAGAGCCAATACACGAAAGCTAGGCAGACACGGGGTGATAGATGTCTAGACCGCATCGAGCTTTTTCAATTGCAATTATTGGGAAAAGAAATTGACGCACCAACAGCAAGGGTATTGATAGATACTGAAAAGTGGAAAGCTTGCAAGTTTTATCCTAAAATGTATGGTGATAGACAAGAGTTAACCTTAAAAGCTGAGAAATCATTTAAAGACTTTTTAAAAGAAATAGAAGAGAATATTGTTGAAGAATAACTTACTATACTTATTAGTGTCAAATTCAATCAAAAAACATCAATCAAGCATTTAATCTTATAGGTTAAGTGCTATTTTATAAAATGTAACAAATGTTACATAAATTTACATACATATATATGAAAAAAACAGACTTACTTTATAATGAAGATGGTGAATGCACTACTATAATAGAGTTGCTAGAAGATTATGTTAAAGAAAATAAATCAATAGGTAAGGTTGATAAACTAAAAATTGACCTTAGTATTGAAAACAATAATATTGACACTAATTTATTATACATATATCTAAAACAAAAAAAAGAAATAAACCAATATGGTTGTTTTAGGTTAATGAGAAGAAACATCAATAAATCATATCTAAATAAGATAAAAGATAAAGATACATTAAGCTTTAAATACTTTATGCTTGCTACATTATTGGCAAGTGATACAGCTAATATGATAAAAGGTGAAAAACTATTTATTGAAACGTGGAATGAATTATATGATTTATTAGATATATCAAAAAGAGATACACAACAAAGATTAAAAGACTTCCTGATTGATAATAAACTTTTAAGAGTTGAGAATATAAGCACAGTAAGGGGCAAAAAGAATAGATTTATAATCAACCCTTTTGTTATAAGAAATGATAGCTATATATCACAATTAGCAGTATGTGTATTTAATGATTTCATAGAAGAAGATAAAAATATAAGCAGATACTCAATAAAATGGTTAGAAATTAACGGATATTAATATGAACGAATTAGAAGTATTAAAAAAGTTTAAGAATGATTTTGATTTCTTTGCTAGAAATTGTTTAAACATTAAAACAAAGAATAGTGAAATAGTAAGATTTAAGCTTAATAATACACAAGCTAAGGTTCATAACTTTATACATCAAGCTAAACAAGATAATAAAAGAAAGTTTGTTATATTAAAAGCTAGACAATTTGGTATATCAACATATACAGAAGCTCGATTGTTTTGGAAGACTATGTTTAATAAGGCTACAAATAGCTTTATTATGGCTGATAGCACAAGCTCAGCTAATAACATATTTGAAATGACCAAAAGGTTTTATGATTTACTACCTGATGGTATGATAAAGCCTGATTTAAAGAAATCTAACGAAAAAGCAATAGTATTTGATGATATAGACAGCTCATTTAGAATAGGAACAGCTGGTAATAAGCAAATAGGCCGTTCAATGACTATTAATTATTTACATTGTTCTGAGGTGGGATTTTGGGAGAATGCAAGTGAAATAGTAGCTGGTTTATTTCAAACAGTTCCAACTAATAATGAAAGCGAAATTATACTAGAAAGCACTGCTAATGGTGTAGGTAATTATTTTCATGATATATGTTGTGAAGGATTAAGTAATAAAAGCGATTTTAGAACATTATTCATTCCTTGGTTTGAAAACCCTGAATATAGTTTAAATATAGATAGAGATTTCAAACTTACTGATGAAGAGGAAGAGATACAAAGGTTATATAAATTAACTAATGAACAGATAGCTTGGAGAAGAAACAAGATAAACTCTGATTTTAAAGGCAGAGAATACTTGTTTAGGCAAGAATATCCTGCTACATTCAATGAAGCATTTATTACTAATAGCAATAGCTTGTTTGATAGTGAAATACTAGATAAAGCAAGAAAAGCTAGTTTTATTATACCTGATTGTTATCCTGTTATAATGGGAGTAGACCCTGCAAGAAACGGAGACAGAACAGTAATAGCTATTAGAAAAGGTAGAAAGTTGTATAAACCTATTGTAATGGAGAATATGACTGAAACTGAATTGGCAGGACAGATTATATACTATTTACAAAAGTATAATATAGATAAATGTTTTATAGATGTAGCTTATGGTTATGGAACGTTAGATATATTAAGAGAAAAAGGATTGGGAGATATAGTTCAAGGTATACCATTCAATAGTAAACCAAACAAAAGAGAAGTATACAGCAATAAAAGAACTGAGATATACGGAGAATTAAGAGATTGGTTAGTTCAAGATGGTGGTGTTATTATACCTGATGACCAAATATTAATAAATGAATTATTATCTATACCTGATTTTAGTTTAAACAGTAACGGACAATTTGTTATGATTGCAAAAGATGAAATCAAAAAACAATTGAACGGTAAATCTCCTGATATAGCTGATGCAGTAGCTTTAACATTTAGTGATAATATACCTATATTAGAAACAAATACAAATAATTATAAAATTAAAGTTATAAACAATACAAGAAGATAAATATGTTAGGAATTACTAAACAAACAAAAAAAACAGCAAGAGATTTTGATTTATATGCTGGTGAAAAGATAGATTTAACAGCACAAAAACCAAGACAATATAGATTTGGTATAAATACAGAAGTAGTGGGTAATGATGTTGTGTCTAAAAACACATATAGTAAACTACAAGCTTATAATCAATTTAGAGATGTAGCAGATGCTGGAATTACCAACACAACAACTAGTTTAGCTAAAAAGAAAAGACCAGCCTTATTTGGTGATACAGATACATCAACAATATATGGTAATTAATATATGGGAATAACAGCAGCATTAATAGCAGCAGCCGCTGCAACATCGGCAGCAAGTGCTGGATATGCAACAGTTGAAAGTAAAAATCAAGAAAAGAAAGCTGAAAAAGCACAAGCTAATGCAGAAAAGGAAGCTAAATCAACCATAGAAGAAAGACAAAGAAAAATAGCTGGTATGAAAACTAGGTTATTTTCAACAGAAGGTGGATTTGCTGGCGAAGAAATAGAAGACAATAAATTATTAGGAAACTAAACAATGGAACATAAAGTAAATATTAAGCAGGTAAAAGAAAGATATAGTCAACTATATAGTGAAAAATCTAAAAACTTTACTTTGTGGAATGATATAGCTAAATATTGCAGAATAGAAAAGAGATTTACTGATAATAAACAAGTTGATAATGCTGGAAGGCAGATTGATGATGGATTAAATGACCCTTCAAGTTTATTAGCTATAAATTCAAGTGCAAATAATCTATATGGCATATTAATTGGTAATGGTGAATTTTTTAACTTAAATATTAACGATGAGCTAAAAGAAGAATTAGGAGCGGATTATCAAGGTATAAAAGACTATATAAATAAAGTAGGTAAGAAAGCTTTAAAAGAGATTAATAAACCTGCTAGCAACTTTAAACAATGTATACAAGAACACTTGAAAGACCAACAGACGTTCGGCACAAGTGGAATAGGGACATTCGTAAGCAATAATTACATAAAAGGTAAATCTAATAATATATTTGAGTTTATACCTTATGGTGTTGATAATATAACTATTGATGAAGGCAGAAATGGCCTTATAGATACAGTATTTGTTGATTATAACTGGCGAATTAATAAGATTATAGCAACATTTTGTTTTACTGATGGTTGTTTTGATAAAGATAAATTTGAAGCATTGCCAAAAAAGGTAAAAGCTAGCTATGAAAACAGACCAAATGATAAATATAATGTTCAATATGCTATTATAGAGAATGATTTTTTTAAAAAAGGCGTTGAAGGTAAAGTTGGTTGTAAGTTTATAGGTGTATGGTATTTGCCAGATGATGAGAACTACCAATTAGATATAGAATACTACAAAGAAAACCCTTTAAATATCGTTAGAATTGATAAAATAAGGGGCGAACTATACGGTAGAGCAGATGGAACGAAGCTAATAAGCTTTATTAAAATGCTTAACTACTGCATGGAAGATTGTATTGAAAGTATTGACAAGATGGTTAAACCTGCAAAAGGTGTAATAGATGGTAGCTTAACTGGTGACAAAGTAATTGATACTTCACCAAATTCAGCAACTGTATTAAAACTACCGAATGGATTTAATGGTAATCCTATATTTAATATAGAAGATATTAAAGACATAAGCGGACTTGTTAACATACTATTGCCTTATTTAAGGGAAACAATATCAACTGGCTTTAAAGTAGATGTATTGCTTGACAATAACAATCAACAAGCAAAGACAGCTACTGAAATGATACAAAGATATAACATAAGAAGTAAATTGTTATATAGTGTTATTTATCAGCAAGTTAATGAATTGTTAATACCTTTAATCAATTACTGTATTAAGGTAATGTATGAATTGGGCGAACTAGGAGAAACTTCAAAGGATTTATTAAAAGAAATCAACGGAGAAGACCAGCTAGTTGTTCCAGATATTATACAAAGATATATAGCAGAAGAAAGAGATTGGTATAAAATAGAGTTTAATACTGAGATTGCTAAGATGGCGAAATCAAGCGAACTTGAAAATATTAGTCAATTATTACAATTTGTCGGTAGTATAGCACAATTCAATCCAAATGTTCTACAAACTATGAATTGGTACGATATAATAGCAAGAGTAGAATACTTATTGAACAATGGTGAAAGCTATTTAATAAGTAAAAATGAATATGAAGAAATTATTGGTAGTATGGCAGAAGCACAAAATCAAGCAATGCAATTACAAAATGATAATGTAGCAAGTCAAACTACTAAGAATATGTCTGGAGCTAATAAAGATAATCAAGAGGTAATGAATGGATATAATAGATAAGCTAAAAAAAGAAAATAAAGAACTTGAAGAAAAACAAAGCTTATACAAAAAAGATTTACAAGATGTAAAAGAGATAATTAAAAGCAAATTTAACAATAAAGATGGTTATTTTGTTTTTGATTTTTTAAGGAAAAATCTATTTAATAACGATGAAGTAATAGATTTAAACCCACAAAAACTAGCATTTAATCAAGGCAAGCAATATGTTTATAATATGTTGCTTTCTTTATTAGATGATGAACTAATTATTAACTATGTAAAAGAAAATGGAAAATAAGGAAATGGAAAATACAAGTAGTGATAATCAAGTAAGTGATGAAACACAACAAACACCGCAAACAGAACCTACTCCAACAGCAACAGAACCAGCATTCACTATTCCTGCTGAATATCAAGAGAAGAGTTGGGCTAAGAACATTAAATCAGTAGAAGATTTATATAAGTCTTATGATAACGCACAATCATTAATCGGTAAAAAAACGATTGGTATTCCTGATTTTGAGAAGGCAACAGATGAAGAATTAAAAGATTTTTATTCTAAGACTGCACCTGCTGATATTAAAGACTATGGAATGGATAATTTCACTGATGCTGAAAAAGAAGTATTCGGTAATTTATTCAAAGAAAATGGTATAAACAAAAAACAAGCTCAAAACATTATAGCTAAGTTTGGAGAATATCAAACACAATTCATAAGTGAAGATGGATTTAATGCAGAGTTAAAAGCTAGATTTGGTGATGATTATAAAACAAAAGTTACTGAAACAAATGCTTTTTTAAGAAAACATCTATCAAAAGAAGATGGAAGTTTATTGAATGGTATGCCTAATAAATTATTAGGAACTATGTTATCCTTTGCAAGCAATGTAAAAAAAGCTTATGGAGTAGATGTTAAATCTAATGTTGATAATAAAGCAGTTGAAAACATAGGATATACAAAAGCTGATTATGATAAAACAGTATTAGAGATGTTTAATCTTGATAAACAAGGTAAACTAACAGAAGCACAAAGAAAAGAATACACAGGTAAATTACAAAATATATCAACAAGCATTAAATGGTAAGAAAAATGAAAAATGTAAAAGTTAATGGTGAAGTTATTATTGATGGCAAACTTAATAACTATGAAGTAGAAGTAACGATAGGCGATTGTCCTATGGAGTTTATTAATGGCAATGTTAGATTTAGATATCTAGAAGAGGCAATAAAAACTAAGATAGGCAAGCCTATTGATAAAATAAGAACATTCAATATTGATGAAGTAAAGACTAGTAAAATTAAAGCTACTTTTTATGATAAATCAATATTTGATATGTCTAAGAAAGAACTAAGAGATATGTGTTGTGAGTTTATATATATGAATGTAGACACAAACGAAAGCTTAGTTAATTTGCAGAACTCAACGGCTATTGAGTTTTTAAAGAGAGCAAAAGGCTATAAGTCAATTGAAGAAACAGCTTTTTATATCACTAATCAAAAAACTAATGAAAGTTATATTGATTTTGAAGAAATGAGAAAGAAAGAAGTTGAAAAGTTATTTATAGTAAAAGAACAACATAACCCTAATTATTATACTAAACCTATTACTTCCAAAATATCTAAAAGAGATATGTTAGATAAAGAAAAAGAAGTTGAAGTTATAGGTGGCTCTGATTTAGAAGAGTTAAAAAAGTAATTGTTATATTATATGAAGCCCATTATACGTAGTGGGCTTAAATAATATAGTAAGACAACTCGTAAGAACCTTATATATTAAAATTGTTTCAAGTATTCAATAAAAATACTAATTGACCCCGCAAGGATAATTCAATGTTTATTTTTAATAATTATTTTACAAACAAAACAAAAAAAATAAAATGTCAAATTTATACAGCCCAACAATAGAACAAGGACTAATTCAAACTTGGGAACAAAACTTTATCACATTAGCACAACAAAGAGACAGCATGCTTTCTATGTTGCCAGCTATAAAATACTCAGCTTTCACAGGAACAAAACATAACGTTCCAAGAACTGGTAAAACAGAAATGAACAAAGTATCAGGTAGAAACCCAGATAAACAATACGATGAATTCTTAGTTGATAACAGACAAATCGTTAGAAATACGTTTTCAAAAACATTCATTTTTGATGAAAAAGATATTAGAGAAATGATGGCAGACCCTACAAGTGAAGCTTATAAATCTATAATGTCAGCTATTAACAGAGAAAAAGACAGAGTTATAGCTCAAGCAGCTTTAGCAAACGTTTTAGTTGGTGACCCTAATAACAACTCAGCATTAACTTCTCTAAGTGCGGCAAATGATGGTGTAAAAACTATTGATGCAACAGCTGGTTTAACTTATGCTTTATTGAAAAAAGGTATGACTAACTTCATTAACAATGATATAGTTTCAGGCGAATTAAGAAACGCTAACTTATCATTTGTTTGTGGTGGAACAGATTTGAGCGACTTGTTAGATGAAGATAAATTCATAAACAACGACTATACAGCTTCAAGACCCGTTGATAATGGTTATATTTCAAAAGTATTTGGAATGAATGTAGTTGCTTTAGCTGGAAGTGAAACATCTAATATTACAGTTGAAAATCCAATTCTCGCTGAAAATGGAACAACTAGAAGCTGTTTATTGTTAGCTCCACAATCAGTTTTATTCTCCATGGAAAACCTAAAGGTTGACTATGAAGATAAAGTGCCGGGTAAAATCAGAAGTAAATCTTTAACTATTTCTGTTGATATGGGTGCTATGAGAATTGAAGGTGCTAAAATTCAAGCAGTTTCAACAACTTTCTAATTTTAATAAAAAAGGATATAAATAATGGTAGCAGTAAATTATAATACAACTGAATATGGCTTAAAACCTTTAAAGCAAATTAATGCAAAAGGTGTAGTATTCAAAAAAGCGATTGTTAGATGGTTTTATGATGTTAGTGAAGCAAATGCAGGTGATACTTGCACTTTACTTCATGGTATGGATAAAAACACAATAATCAAATCAATTAAAGTAACTAACGCAGGTTTGGCAGCAGCAGCTGACAATGACATAGTTATTGCAAAAGCTGGAAAATTTGCAGCAATTGCAAACTCAACATTGCTTGCAGATGGTAAAACATTCGTGAGTGCTTTAACTAATGCACAAGTATTAGGTAGCGGAGTGTCAGGTTTTGATTTTACAAAATCACTATATGACATGACTGGTTACGAGGAAGATATGGATATAGTAGTTATCGTAAAAACAGCTGGAACAACTGCTGATGATACACTAGTATTTGAAATTGAATACGCAGACAACTTGTAGTCTTAAAAGCCCCTTGAAATATAGGGGCTAATTAATTAACAATAGGTTTAAAATGAATAAAATAGATTTATGCAATTTGGCATTAAGTTTAATAGGAAATAAAACTATAACAGATATTGAAAGTCCAGTAACAGCGGAAGAGAAAATCTGTAAAATATGGTATGAAAAGACTTTAAAACAAGCTTTAATAGAAGCTAGTCCAAACTTTGCAAGAACAAGAGCAAATATTCCTTTGTCAAATTACACAAATCCGTTCGGTTTTACTTATGCTTATAAAATACCAAACAACTGTTTAAAAGTAGTAGGTATTGGAGAAGTAGAAGAAATTGACAATAGTTATTGTGTAGAAGGTGAATATATATTAACTGATATTAATGTAAATAATTCTTTGCCTATTAGATTTATAGGTTATATAACCGATACAACTAAATTTAGTCAAGGTTTTATAGATTATTTTATACATATATTTGCAAGCAATATTTGTTATCAAATAAATAAAGATAATAATATAAAACAATACTTACAACAAACAGCACAACAAAAACTATTAAATACAAACACGGTTGATAATCAAGAAAGTAAAGTCGTTATAGTGTCTAATTCAAGATACTATCAATCAAGGTTCGGTGGAATAATTAATAAATATCAAAAATAGTAGATAATATGCCAAAGACAAATCTATCAAATAATAATTTTAGCACTGGTATTGTAAATACTGCTGTCAATGGCAGGTATGACCTACCGATATATAAAAATGGTTTATCTTTATGTGAAAACTTTATAATTTCTTATGAAGGCGGACTTAAAAATAGAACAGGTTTAATTAAAAAATTAGATACTGTTGAAAGTGTTTTTATACCATTTATATTTAATAAAGAACAATCGTATTTAGTTCAATTTACTGCAACTAAAATAAGATTTTTAACATATTCAAGTGATGGAACATTCGGTTATATATTAGATGGTAGCAACAATATATATGAATTAACTAGTCCTTACACATTAGCAGAAGCAAAACAAGTTAAGTATACGCAAAACTCTGATGTAATGTATTTAGCATATAAAGATTATATACCTAAGAAACTAACTAGAACAAGCGCAACTACATTTACTATTGCGGATGTAGTCTTTACTGGAACATCTCCATTTACAGTTAGCACAGGTTATCCATCAGCAGTATGTATTTATGAAAATAGATTATTTTATGGTGGTATAAAAAATAAACCTACTTTTATATATGCTAGTGATGTTGGTTATTATGATAAATTCTCTTTAACTGGAACAGATACAAACTTAGATGGTTTTACTTTTGATTTATCTGAAACAAATGTTATTATTGACTGGTTATTTCCAGCACAAAATACATTGCTTGCAGGAACAAAAGATGGCATTTTATATATGGATGGTGGCTCTGTTGGAACATCAATGACAAAAGCTACTTTTAGAAGTAGAAAAGCTAGTGATGATGGTTCAAATGGTTCAATACCAATGAAAAATGACAACATAGCTTTTTATATAGATACAACAGAAAGAAAAGTTAGAAGTTTTACTTATGATTTAGTAGGAGATACATTTAATACAAACAATTTAAACTTGCTTAGCACTGATTTTACAATTGATGGTTTAAAGAGTATTAAAACGGTTAAGAATAAAGACAATTTTTCTTATGTTTTAAAGAACGATGGAACAGTGTTATTCTTTAATTACTTACAAAATGAGAA